GCGAAGAGGGAGAAGGCGAAGAAGGAGTCTGAGAAGAAGAAGCAGAAGGAACAGAAGGAGTCTCAGGAGAAGAAAGATTAAGTTGTGGTAAATCGTGTGAATGAGGTAATATCTTACCAGGAGGTGTTACAACGACAACATCAGCACATATAGAAGCATAAGGACTTTTGGGATGAAACATTATTCCCTGTTTCATAAGTTCACCACAGTTCTTCAAACGGGCTATCTCAAAGTCTAATCGCTTGTTAGCAGTTAATTGACGCTGTTGCTCTATTTGAGTAGTTGCAGCCAATTTACATAATCTCTGCAATTTCTTATCAAGTGGTAATGATAAAGTAGCAGACAAACCAATATTAAAGTTATTATTAGCAACCATATTAGTCCTAACTGGTTTTTCCCAAATTACCTCTCCAGGATTATCTGGAATACCATCAGGTCCATCTACTTCAACCTCAATCGGCATATCAGCGCCGTCTTCATATGCTCTTACAGTTTCACCATCTGAATTCGTATAAGTCCTATCGTCATACCAATCTTCCCAAGGATAATTCTTAACCGTTACTGTTTGAGTAGTAGTACGTCCTGTAAAGTCTGTATTATCGTACTGTGGTTCGTTATATGTCCTCTCAAATGGATCTTTCCATGAATTACTATATTGAATATATGGCGTGAAATTAGCAGTAGGACCCTGACAACTGATCGCATTACCATATGTGTTGGTAATGTAGGGGCCTTGGAGCACCTGAATTGCTTGATTGGTCACCGAGCCAGAACTATTAGCTATCGGATTGGCAGTAGCTGATACTCCACCTACACTTTCTGCTAATGCAACACCTGGATTAATTACACCTAAAAAAGTTGCTACTATTGCGTAAACGTACTTGTTACGTCTGTCACGGACTGGACAGTGGTTACTCTTTGTATGATCGTCTGATTCGTCATTCCGGGTCCAGAATAACTCTGGGTAAACTGAAAACTGCCTCCAGGATTTGATATCGTGAAGGTTCCTGCGTTCTGTAAATTTAATGAATCGAAGGAACTTGTCATTCCTCCTGTTACTCCGTCTGTTGCTCCTGTCGATCCAACTGAAGGAGTTATCGTCACCGTTGTTGAGTTGACACCAGGATTCAACGCTGCTCCGTCGTTCTCGACACCTACGCCTGTCACTGTGTATTCCCATCCTGTCCTATAATCAATGGAATTAATAGTTTCCGTTACTGTAGATTCAGTTTCGGTATGGCTCGTCATTGAGCCCTGCTGAAAATTTGGAACCACGGGGACCGCCCTAGCAGCAGTCCCTACACCAAAAAGCAAGATTAAAGGTATTAACCTTTTCATTGTTCTTAGTTGACTTCTAACTCTGTTACAAACTGTCCGGTAGCTGTTGTGCCAGCACCTCCGGCCGTCACTGTCAATAAACCCTGAGTGGTAACGGTACCAGCTAATGAGCCAGCAGATCCGGCCGCAGTAGACAACTGATTAGAGTATGGTGAGATATCACCTACAGCAGGTCCAGTTGTATCAATCGCATCACCTTGAGTAAATGCAGTTGCAAAGCTGAATGACTCACCAGGGTCATCTTGTGTCACAGAAATAGTTCCAGGACCATAGACACCACTACTAATAGCACCAGCACTAACTGTGTTAGCAGTGGTTCCATCAGTTGTATCTACATTGTTTCCTGAGATACTATACGAGTTTCCAACTCTCTGCATCGATGTTGCCGCAGCATTAACTGTCAGCTGAACACTAGACGTCATTCGCGACGTAATATCAGCACGGGCTGATGTCGCTCCAAAGAATAATAATGAAGTAATTAGAAATAATTTCTTCATTCTGATAGAATATTGTTCTTAATATATAGGTACTTTTTCTTGTTAAATGAACATTAAGGACGAAATCCCCGATTTTTCCATTTACCAAAATACTCAAATTCCGGTATTTTAGGTTTTTTGATAAATTTACCGTTTTCCACCTTATACCCATAATACTCCAGAACCTCACTATAGATTTCTGGGGTTAAAACGAATTTATCGTCTTTTTTCATATTTCTAAAAAAGTAATAGAATGCCTACGTGTTTTTACTTGCCCAATCCTCGTACTCTTTTATTTGCTCTTCTGTCCAGTCTTTCATATAATATTTTCTTAGTGATCCACGCAATAAAGCAACACTAATACCATTAAATGATTTAACTGGTTTTGGTTTTTTCATTTAATTACTTCCCATACGAGATGCCATCTATAGGACTTGAACCTACGACCTGAGCGTTACTAATGCCCTGCTCTACCAATCTGAGCTAAGATGGCAGGTGCAATTAACCTCCGTCAACTGCACACCCTAACATAGCACCACCTACGATACCAGTAGGAATTGCCCACCATCTGTCCTTACCACGTGAACCAAATCCTGCTAGTCCTCCACCAAGTAATCCACCTGCAATAGTTCCTTCAGAACAATCATTAGTATCTACATCTTCATAAACAGTAACATGTCTACGATAAGAAGGATGATGTGGCCTATTAGGATGTCTATGTCCTACATCAGGATTAATGTCAAATTGTGGAGTAGTTTCACAAGGAACCTCAACAGTATCCTTATAAGACTTTACATACCCAGGGTTATCTTCTGTGCCAGGTACATACTCTTCACGATACTCACTCTTAAAACAAGTACGTTCTTCTGACCAACCAGGTTGGTAATCGCCTGCCACTGCTGGAGTGCAGGTACTAAGAGCAACAAGAGCAGCAAGTGCTATTTTCATGACTTTACAGCGGGTTCAGAGTATACAAGGAGGTCTTCATCAATTTCATCCAAGACCTCACGGCAGAGTTTCAGAACATCCATAAACTGCTCAGGAGTTTCGCAAGTCACTACCTTTTCTGTACCATCACTACTGTAGAGATGATAAGTACGTGAAGTGGTGTCCACTACACAACGAGTAAGATAAGCGTCGTCCTCAGGCATAAATGTCTTCTTTCTACTCTTATATATTACGGCACTATGAGAAATCTGTCAATTACCCATGTGACAGTTATTATTTTGGTTCAACCTCTATGGTGTAAAAGCAATTAATGTTAGTACCTGACTGAGATCGAATCTCCACCCAATATCCATAATCAATTGTCTTTACAAATAAATCCTGTGCTACACCAAAGGGTGTCAGATGAACCACCATAGTTTCAGGGTTAATCTTACCAAACCATTCGCCAGGAAGGGTAATCTTAGATTGTCCCTCTAACTTTCCGCTAATTTTCATTACAGTTACACAGATAGAATAATTATATCACAGAATGAAAAGAAGTCAAGCAGTAAATGTATTACGGGGACCTTTATACTGAGGATCGTTATAGTTACCAGTAGTATTTGCATGATTTGGATCTGGATAATCCATCCAACTACTACCATCATATTCTACATAAAGTGGATTAACATCCTTTCTCTCTGCATACACATGATAAAAACAATCAATAGGTAACCCACCATTAGACTGAAGATATATCTTCTCCTTATCCCATCTCTTCACAATAATATCCTGATGTGAACCAATAGGTTGCAATTGAACTGAAATACTATCTTCATACACTAAATCTTTCCAATAATAAGGCAAAACAATCTCTTTCTTATTCCTCAATCTTCCTCTGAAATATACACCAATCTCAGGGCCCTCTATACAAGCATGAACTAATCTATGTCCCTCCCCTAAGGTAGGGTGCTCCATATTAAATGTCTTACCCTTAGCATCTGCTGTACTAAATCTTATATTCAAATCACCAATGTTTGGATGATCAAAGAAAGCATTACCTCCAACATAAAGAACATGTGCTGAAGTACCAGGTGGTACACCAGCATCAGTTGCACTTGGATTTACAGGAGCCTTTACCTTCGGTAAACCATTTGCAGTATTAGGATTGTCTACATCTACAGTTTGTCCAGCAGAATTAGTTAGCGAAACGCTACCGCCTGCTGGAAGAATAGCTGCGCAACCTTTAACTTTTAATGCTCTATCTCCCTTTTGTTTTACACTTGTCTCCACCATTAAGGTTGCTTCACCATAACCAAATCCCTCACCACCAATATTAACTACACCATGAGCACCTATACACCCTTGGATTGCATTATTTCCTGCTCCAATAGGTCCTTGTTGATGACAACCAATGATAAGTTGTTTATGAATAAACTGATTACTAAAAGCGTAAGTCATGATATACCTCCAACAGATTGATCATCGTTTCCAAATCCTTTACACTCTGATGGTGCTCCACGTCTATCATCATAAGAAATCATGTTGCAAATCCCTGCAATAAAATCAACTTCTTTATCTCCCATTAATTTTAACACATTATTACACACAACTTCAACTTTCTTTGGAGAAAATAATTCTACAGTCTCACCTGCCTCAAAACGAATCTTATTATTAGTTACCAATGTGAAGTTACCTTTATCATCATCTTTATCTGCACATTTAATATTCATATTTCTACATCTTATATCTATATCCCCATTCTGTACATCAATAACAAGATTACCATTCTCAACCTGCATATTAACTGCACCCTTTTCTAGGTCACAATCCTGTCCTGCTTTAAAATGAAATCCACAGGGTGCTTCCATAGTGGTTCTACCTTTACGGTGACCACTAGCATCCATAGTAATATAATGACGTGGATCATAATTGTTCTCTAAAAGAACAGCATGTCTTACATTATCCTCTGCTACTCCACCAAAAGAAATCCTACCATCAACACTGGATTTACTCCAAGAGAAGACAGTATTCAATCCATATAATCCACAAAAAGGCTTTCCCATTTAATTTTCTTTAATAAAGATATTCTTACCGACACAATCAATAACCTCAACCATTTTAAGAGGTAAAAGATCCTCATCTGTTGGAAGAGTAATATCCCCATCTGTTGGAAGAGGAAGTACTTCTAATATCGTTTCGATGTCTGCGCCAGCACCGTATTGAGTATTTATTATGACGGGTGGATAATCATCAACTATAATATTTGGAACACCAACCTTCACGATTCTACCCTCAGGATCAACTTCAAAGGGAACATCTTCACCACCAATACTAATGTTATCAGTATCTGGATCGTATCCAGAACCAGTAGAATTTATAACTGTCTGTTTAGGTTTAACAATCTTAGTATCTGATGTAACAACTGGTTCTGTAGGAGTTTCAGATGGAGCAGTTATCTCTCCACCACAAGGAAGATCATATCCTATAGTAGTTGTAGGTCTGAAAGCTGTACGTACCTCATCTACATACTCTCTAGCCCAATCACAATAAGTTGTTTCTTTCCATATCATTCCTTCATCATCAAAGCGCTCCTCCGCTTCTTCATATATGAACTTCTTCACACATGCCCAAGCTCTAGGTTCTGGTTTCTGATTTAAATCATACCTATATTTTTTATAGTCCTCTTCAGATAAAGGAACAGTAGTCTTAGGTACTCTCTTCTTCTTAGGTGGTCCACCAACAGGTGCAGCATCTAATCTAACAAACTTACCAAGACTAGTCATCAATCCAAAAGCACTATAATTTGGAGAAGAAGACGGTACTATCTCAGGTGGAACCGCTGCTTTCGCTACCTCACCCACAGCATCCACAGTACCAGTCATAAAAAATGGTGTATCCGGTGCTGCTTCTTCAAGCATCACAATAGAAGAAGGACCTTTTCCTACCCAAGGAGTGGGATCCCACATATTTGATGTTCCAGCTGCTGCTTGTGCTGCAGCTATAATTCCAGGGAATAACTTTTCAGTACCTGCCCAGACACCTGCAGCAGTAGAAGAAGTAATAGGTCCATAAATTCTACCACCTAAAATATCATTGACTACCATAGAAGTACTAGGGGGAACGCTAAATCCAATTGGTATACCAAATATTGGATCTCTTTGAACACCTAAATCCCATAACCATAATCCTTCCTCTGATATAGTTGCAATTCCTGGAATATCAAGTTTATGATGTGTAAGAGAGGAATCTACTACTTCTCTAAACTGAATAGTTTGTAGTCCAGTCACTCCCCTCAAATCTAAGTAAACACCAGGTCCATTAAACCCTGGTACTGTTTGAGGAACTATAGTTTCATCATGATCACAAGTCTGTCCTAACTTAAGTTTATCAAGCCACTTAAAGTAATCATTAATCCACTTATGAAGTCCAGGTCTATCAACATACATCCTTCCTTGCTTACCACTCTCACCATACTTGTATGCCCATTCTCTTTCCTTATCACCAAAAGAATTATAAATTTTAACAATCTGTCTCACTAGTTCATTCCTTTCACTGCCTGGCATATGTCCCCAGTCTTCACCATACTTATCTCCTTTCTCATCTGGTATACCACCTTTAATATCCTCACGATACCATCTTACTTTTTGATAGTCAGCATACTCATCCTTAATAATCTCTGGATTACAAGGAAGAGGAGTTCTTATAATCTCTTGAACCTCAGAATTAGTTGCTAGTCCACCACCAATAGCCTGTGCTTGTTCATCATCATAAGTACAAACTGTAATATACATTTCATATAATCTTCCTGCCTTATCACGACACCTCTTATTAACAGTCTCTCCATTAAACCAATCTTCAGTACCAGTTACAAATTTAATGCCAATAAGTTTATACCACTTAGTCTTAACTGGATCAGTTTCACCTGCAGCATATGAATAACCCTGTGCAGTACTATAAACCTCTACCTCATAATCATATATGAAATACCTATAATTATTCTTCTGTAAATTATATGGATCTGCTAATTGCTCAGCATTCAATACAGTATTATGATTGTAACATCCCCTAAATGTTAAACGAGTTCCATCAGGAATATCTGCTCTCCATGGATCCAAAGTCCTATACTTCTCTCCATTAATATTATATCTCTGCCCTCCACCACTAACATCAGTATCAGCACCTACTTTTTGTCTAGTCTGTTCCCATGATCTAATTCCAGCAGTACCAAACTTACCAAATTCTTCAATGGGTGTACCATTAATAGCACGAAGTTCTTGGTCTCTAAAGAGTTGTAGTATATCTGTATTGCCTTCTAAATTTGCATTCTGATTCAACCAATTACCTGTCTGAAACTCAAGAATATTACTAATCTTTCTATCAGTAACAGCATCACGTAAACTAAGAATAGGACCAGCACCAAGACGTGAACCATCTGTTACCTTTGCAAATCCTTTATACCCTTTCTTTATATTAACTTGTATTGACTTAATCTTTCCTGGTTTTTTACCAGCACTATTCATTACAGGAAGTTGTCCCCACGTAGGATCATCCAGTAACTTCTGCATGTTCTGGCCAATCGCACCGTTCATACGGCTCAGAAAATAACTTTGCTGTCCCCTAGCAGGATCACCCTCAAGGAAGAATCTAATATCAGCATCACTATATCCCTGTTCCTTCGCTAACTTATAATCATTTCCCTTACCAAATCCAGGTTTACCAGTACCTTCTGCTCCTTGAGGGCCAGGTATAATTTTCCCAACACTAGTATCAAAATCATGCATCATTCTAAGTGCTGCATAATTAACAATGTTACTACCTTTAGTATCAGCTAATGGTTCTCCATTAGTTTTAACTGCATTGGTAGGAAGCATAGCTGTAGTACCAGCAGGAAAATACACAGTTGAACCTGGTGGCACTTTAATACCAGTACCTGGTTCAAATGAATAGTAATTTCCTTCCCTATCTTTTACAGTAGTATTACCTTTCTCTGCAAATGTGAATCCATTGCCACCCACACTTCCATCTGGTCTACTCATGTAACCTGTGCCAGGTTCAATAACATCAATAGATTTAATTGGATAACTTCTTATATACTTAGTCAGTGCAATTCCAGTGGCTGCAACTGTTCCACCAGTAAGTACTGTATCAACAATTTCCTGAGCATAATCTAAGATAACCTTTACAACTGCTCCCTTACCCTTTCCACTTGGGTCAGATACTACAGCAAAAGGAGGTGAAGTAAAACCTTTACCAGGTCTTGTTAATTCTACAGCAAGTAGATTTCCCATTGGTCCAATAACAGCATTGGCAGTAGCACCATTACCATTACCACCAAATATCTTTATCTGTGGTGGTCCATTAAGAGTTGGACCTGTCTCATCACAACTACCACCACCAGCAACTCTTTGTCCTTCTGTTTGATTCTGGAACGCAGTCTTTATAAAATCTCCACCTCCAGGGAATAACTTTTCAGCACCAACGACAGCAGCATCTAATGTATTTCCTTCCTCTAAATATGTCTTCGCTAAGTTAAGTATAGAATCTCCAGTTGTTCCAGGAAAATTACCATAACCAGATAGGTTCTTTGCCTTACTTAAAGTATCAGTAATACCTCCCAATCCACCAAGACTATCCATACTAAAATTATCAGCACTAAACGCTGTACTGAAAAGACTATTCTTATTCAGAAAGTTACTTGAACCTGCCACCAATGCAGGATTACCAGGTACTGCAGCAGCAACATTCTCTAGAACATTACCCATCTTTATCTGTGATGGTCCTTCTCCATGTCCACCATCCCAAATATTAAAACACTTTATCTTCGGAGGTGGTATACTCTTCTCTCCTTTCATCAACTTCTTATAAGAAGAAGTGAAACTAGCAATACCATCCATATCAATACTTATTCCACCAAAAGCATTCAATCCACCTGTAAGTAATCCATTAATAGTATTACCTATATCAGGAGGAAAATCTCCAGAGGTAGCCATTGATAACATATCATTAACAGGTCCCATCATCTTATTCATTGCTCCATCAATAGCAGCAATATTCTGACCCATTGCAGCACCAGTATAAGATTCAATAACGCAAGGTGGTTGACTGATAAGTTTATTTGAACTGTTTTTAACAAAATCAGCAGCGCTAATAGGTAATTGTGATGCTATACCATTAAACTGCCCTATCATACTCTGGGTTGCTTTAGCATTTGACATTTTGGCTTTACCCATGTCCATCAACTTGCCAAATGTAGAGAAGTTAGACATCATCTTTGAAGATGCCTCTTGCACTGCTGCTTGCATCTTATTCAGATGAGTCTTCTGAGCAACAGCCATATCAAATGATGCTTTCTTCTCCTCCTTCTCAAGTAAACCCTCAGCCAACTTATTCATACTACCATCAATTTCTATACCATTATGTTCCTTAATCCACGTCTTTATCATGGACAACCTTTTCATAGCTCTATCTGCTATTTCAAAGGGATCATTAGTAGGAGAGTTATCTGCTGAACACATCCCACCAGTTGCTTTTCCATTATCATACCGTGTCTTCTCTGCCTTAGGACGAACGTCTCCCTTAGCACCCTGTTCTAACTGAACAGCTTCTTCAGGTTTAGTTCTTGTTCTTTGGACTCCCGTATTTCCTTCCTTTACATTAGCACCTCCAACATTTTTTCTTTTAACAGTAGCATCCTTCTTCATGTCAGTAAGAGGTGCTACCCTATGATTAGTAAAACCACTGAATGGTTTATACCTCTCATGTTTTGGTACAGAAGTTCTAAAATCTTCTTGTGTTGACTTATCTAATACTCCTATAATAATTGGTTGCTGTCCGTCCTCTCCATCTAAGAAGAATCCAAACACCCATTCACCACCAGTTAAGTTAAGTGATTCAGATGAACCACCTCCACCTCCACCAGCAGTGACTGGGAGCAGACAATATGCCCATGGCAATTCGTGATTCTTTAGTTCATTCTTATCACTAGTATGCCAACCAAGGATTGATACTTTGACACGCCTCTTAAACCCAGGTAAATCATCAAGATAATCAACTGGCATACATGGATAATTATCCGCCCACGTCTCTGCTTCACATACCTGGCCAAGCCACCATGAGAAACCATCCTTACCGATGTTATAATTCTTTAATAGTGAATCGTCAATCATTCGTCGTAGACTCTACACTCCTCTGCATCTGGATGATTATCACAATAGACTTCAAGTTTCTTGTCTTGATGTCTTATATGCCAATCATTAATACCAGTCTCTGGTTCATCACCTTTATGGTACTCATCATAATAGGCATGAGCAGATTCTAAATCTGCCTTAGTATATTCCATTTTACCATGGTTAATATGCTCCTTGCCATCTTTAGGGTCAAGGTAAACTTCATGGTCTAAATCGTGTTTGATTTCTGACATAGTTTAGTTCCTTACTTTGATATTTAGAAGGGATTTTTAAAAAAGTAATAGAGCAAAAAATTACCGCGATTTTTTTTCCGGCTTTTTTATAATTAAAAGCTGAAATAATATATCAACGTCCTCGTTTATCAAAATCAAATTTGTTAAACGTTACCGCATCAGCAATTCCAGTCACTGCTCTCATCATACCCACAGGTTTCTCAGGTTCAGATGATGAATTAGAAGGTGGTGCTGGTTTTAATTGAAATGAATCACGAATAAGATTCATTGTAGAATAACTTTCAGATGCCGTAACTTTATGGCACACACTTGCTATCACATAGAGTCCTTTAGTCTGTGGGTTAGGCTTACCACCTGGTTCGGTGTACGTACAAGATATCATATCACCTGCTTTGAATTTAAAGTTACCTTTTATCATGATATCAACACTAATAGTAAAAAGTTGATTGTATCTACTGATTGCCTGTGTCGTTCTATCAATTATTCTATCATTAGTTTCGTCTTTCTTCTTCTTCCAAGTATGCAATTGCTGCCGTCCCTCACTACCAGAAGGTAAACATCCAACATCCAGAACACCACTTACACCTCTAGTAGAAATCTTTAAAAAGTCTTCAGCAACAAAGTTAAGTTGTTTTCCTGCACTCTTAACCTCACCAACTTGATCATTCTGTAATGAAAAAGGCTTTGTCTTAACTTCAAATGTATGTGGATTAAAGAACGTGAACGTGGTATTATAAGCACCCATTGCGAGTTTGGATTGAACATCAATGTTTTGATTGATATTCCATTGAATTATCTTACCATCATGTCCCTCTGTAAGTTTATCTACTTCATTATACTCATACTTAGGAGCATCCTTTGAATCAGCACTACCACCACCTTTTGTTGGTCCAAGTAATGTTTCAATGGATTTGTATTGAAATCCATCTCTTGTTTGATAGAAAAAGAAACCCGCTGTCTTTCCATAAGCACCATCTGCTGGAATAGATTTAGATGCTAACCAAGTCACCATATAAAATGGTTTCTTCATATTACCAATAAAATTATATGAATTAGATGTCTCTTCTACATCTAATGGTGTAGTAGTTTCTAATACATCCTTTAATATCTTATTAACACTCTCAGATATCTTTCCACTATATCTCTTAACAACTCTTGTTTGTTCGTTAGCAAGATATTCTTTAGTACATAAATCTAAAGTAAAAATACTTCGAGTGGTATCTGTCAATACATTTCTAACTTTATTAACATACAATGCATTCTCACCAACAAAACTTATCTCATTACCTTGTGGATCAATAGCACGTATCCTCACAGGTTCACCACCTCTCACTGGTAATCCATCTAATACATTCTTCACCTTACCACCAACTTTAACAGAATAACCAGTCTCTCCAATAATTACCTCAGCAGTTATATGATTAGATAAAATACTTTCATATAACCTAAAGTCAATAAGACCACCTCTCAAATCAACAGCATACCCCGTCTCAGGATTGCTGATTGAAAGTTCATGGAATACCGTTTGTTCTCCGTCTTTAGATGTATTGTCTCCTGGCATTATCCGTTAGCATAAAGTTTAGATTGTGTTCTAAGGTTTTGACCCGCATTAGCAGACTTAAGTTTATTTAACCCCCCAGTTGTAATAGTAGTTTTGGATCCTCCACTACTACCACCACCGTCACCTTGCATCTGATCAACAGGGACAGGAGTTATACTACCTGTACCATGTTCACCTTTCTTATCATATGATGCTGACTCACTAATCTGTGAGGCATCATTAGACTTCTCACCATTACCCTTTACTTTAAGATCACCCTTAGACTTCTCACCATTACCCTTTACTTTAAGATCACCCTTTGATTCATCTTTCTTATCACCCTCTGATTCATCTTTCTTATCACCACCAGTTATCATCTTAGCAATCTCACCAAAACTTGGTAATTTTGAGAATATATTATCAATACTTTTCTTAAATCCTGATAATCCTAAGTTGTTAACAACTGCTTCTTCTCCCTCTTGCATTTGTGGAACAAAATCTCTAGCAAACATATATCCATCCAAAAGCATAGATATTGGTGACATACCAGTAAAATCTAATATTCCCGAAACACCTTCAATCAATCCACCTATTGAATCTCCCTTTTCAAGTCGATCATAAGCAAATCCCATATTAACAACACCACCAATAATAGGTATTGCTTTAGGTCCAAGTTTTTTCCTTAAACCTTCACTACCTGCTCCACCAAATTTTTGTAAAACTTTTGTTATTTTATCAAATCCAGGAATCCCACTCAAAGCTTTATAAATTTGTCCACCAATAGATGCTACTTGTTTTTTTATAGGTTCCAAATATTTCATTACAGGTTCTAAAACCTTCTCCATTATCTTCTGTTGAGCACCTGCTTTCATATTATTAAAAGCATTTCCAGCACCCTTTAATGCATTATCATATTTTGATTTTAATGATTTACCAATATCAACAACATTATCATATCTTTTCTGAGCAAATTTAGATAAAGCATTATATGAATCTGTTAAAGCACCTCCTAATTGTTTTCCAAGTTTATTAAAATCAGGTAGTGAATTTAATACACCCTTACCCGCTTTTAATGCAAGATCACCAGCTCCTCGAAGAAGTCTTCCTCCTTTTCCTGCAAGATCTGTAACTCCTCCTCTAAGACTTTTAAACCATTTTGATTTACCAATACTTTGTGGTCTTATAGAGTCTAAAGTCTTAGTTGCTTTTTTCCCAATATCAGTTTTTTGTAAATTTTTTAAAGCTTTTTTAGGATCTTTAATTGCCTCACTTATTTTTTTAGTAGTTTGTGTAATAGGTCTTGTTACTCTCTTCCTAATTGCCCTACGCATCCCTGGCGTAGTAATCCTTCTGTATATTTTTCTTCTTAAAACTCTAGTCTTTCTCCACACCCTAGATTGTCTTCTAAATTCATTAAATCCTTCCACCAACGATGCAATAGCCATAACAGCATCACTAATAATGAATACTGCAAATGCTTTCTCAATGAGGCCCGTCTTCTTCTGTATATCTGCTATGTTTCCTAATAAAGTTTTATTATCTGCTTCATCAGGATCAGTACCAAGTAATTTAGATATTAAAGCAGTACCTTTAGTACTTATCCATATGAATGCATCCCAAACAGGAGTAATAATAGGTGTTAAAAATTTACCTACAGTACTAATACCATCTACAATTGTCTTAGCAAATCCTAATATCTGAGGAAGGTATCTAGATAACCACCCTATCATAATATAACTAAATGCCTTTATGATATCACCCCACAAATTAGTGATAGGTTTTGCTGCTTTCGCTGCCGTACCCATCACTGCTTTACCAGCACCTGCTCCCATTTCAGAGAGTCTTTCTCTCAATCCTCTCTTCTTCTTTTTAGCATTTCTTAACTTATTCTTTGCTCTCTTCTTCTTTGCTTTCTGTTCATTTCTTAATGCCTTCTGTATATCAATAGTTCTCTGATAGATTATTGATACCTCACGAATAAGTGGATCTCCAATCTCACCTTTAATTTTCTTCTCTGAATCTACTTTTACATCTACAACCTTAACAATTGAACCACCAGGTGAAGGAACTAAAGCTCCTGCAGGTTTAGAATCAACAGACTTCTCTTTAGTTTCTTTGACATCATCAAAGAACTTCTTAGTATTAACCTTAGGTTTTTTAATGATGTTCTTTGCAACTCCCTTTGCAAGTCCACCAGCCAATGCCATTAATGCCATTATTCGAAGATGTTATACATGGACTTGGTTATCAAGCTAGAAAAATTCTCTTGATCTACCGGACTAAAGAATGGTTGTTCCGGTGCTGCTGATGATGGTGAAGGACCAGGAACTGTTGTTGGTTTCTTTGTGATAGGTACAGGTATAATCGTACCTTTACCACCAGCACTAGGAGGACTGCTTACTAATTGATTAGCGTCAGCAGACTTCCCTCCTCCTTTCAAGAATTGTTTTACTGAACTAGCAGCACTTCCAACTGCACCCCTAACTCTATCAAAAATACTTGGCTTATTAACTGTCTTAGATGTACTCCATCCATCAGCCAGACCACCACCTCTTGCATAAATCATTGGAACCCTTCCACCACCTCTAGCATATACTTTCTGAGTAATCTTTGGTTTATTTGTTCCACCAGCAGCAGCATTCATATTTTCTAAAGTATTAATACCCCACTTATTAACTGCTCCTCTGCTCATAACAAACTCACCAGGAGTTAGCATTGCAGGTACAGTATCAGTACCTTCTGCCTCTGGACTAGTCTTTCCTCCTTGATTTTTAACACGTCCACCACGTTTAAAGTGTTGAACAAGACCGCCACCATTAAACTCTTTATTAAACCAACTATGACCTTTTACAGTGTTATCAGGATTTATTAAATTAGTATCTTGCATCATTTGCATAGTTCTAGCACGTTCTTTAGCACTAGAAGCTGCCTGTGCATCACTGCTCTTAAGTATGGGAAAAAGAACTTGAGGGTCAATACCAGATGTTCCCCTAACAATACTTTCTATAGTTGTTCCTTCAGGTAATTGAGAAAGAATTTGATCTTGATTCGCATAGAGATCTTCAAGTTGGATAGCACCTTGAGTTTTTTCTCTAGTCTTAGTTCTTTCTACTTCATCTCCCCTTGCTATTTTTCTCGTAGTAAATTTCCTTAGACTATAAACAAATTCCTCACCACCAGGTTGATCTAGGGTTCCAGGTTGTCCGTCACCGCCTGGTGTACCTGGAGTTCCACCCATAAGATTAGGTATCAATCCACCACCAGACGCTTTAACATTAGTCTCAGTCTTTGGTGGTATCTTACCTTTATTAACTTTCTCTTCTACGTCTAGTGCTTCATCCTCCTTTTTACCAGGTTGTGTACCTTCCTTAAGATCATCAGCACCCTTCTTGGCCATATGGGTAATAGCAATACCAGTCATAGCACCAAGTCCAAGCGCCAATGCCAAGCTTTTATTCTTCCATGCCAACTTGCCAAGATTAATAGCCATCTTGCCAAGGAATATTAATAACTTAGCAGCACCAGCAACAAGTCCTGCTGTAAATTTAATTAAATTTTTAACAAGATTGTATCCCACTACAGCAAGTATGCCTTTAAGGATAGCAGGAACAGCAACTGCTACAAAATCTTTAAAATCATCTACTGCTTGCTTATTATCTGGATTCTGCAACCACTTAATAAACTTATCTAATCCCCACCCAATAAGAAGTGCTCCAATCGTTTTAATAATCTTATCCCAAAGATTAGTGACTGGTTCAGCCATCTTCTGTATTGGTCCAAGAAGTTTCTTACCAATACCAGCTTTCTTCTCTGCACCTGCTTCCTTGGCCGCTCTAGTATCTTTCTCTGCCTCCTGTGATTCCTCTTGAGCAGCTTCCTCTTCTACGTCTGCTCTCTTATCTAATATTCTAAGAATACCACCTACTCTATTGTTAATCTGCTTAACAAAGGTAAGTAAACTCTTCTCTCTCTTCTGCTTATCCTCTGGTTTAATGTCTGATGTCTCTGCTTCTGGTGAAGATACACTACCTGGTAATAACTTTTGACCAGGTGTGCCAACAGAATTGCCAGGAAGAATATTTGTACCTCCACCACCACTCTTCTTCGCTAAAACATTCTCAACAAATACCTTAAACTGAACTGGATCCTCTGACTTCTTAAACCCCTCCTTCCTTTCTGTAGGAGTTACTTGCTGTCCTTTTATAGTTCCTTCTGTCCTTAATTCTTGTGCAATATTAAAGAACTTCTCACTACTAATCTTTTTCTTATGACCAGCAACATCCTTTGGAGATAATATCTCACCTTCTCGTACTGATTTCAGCAAGTCATCCAGATTCATTTGCTTTTTGTTTCTCCCTCTCTTCCTCTAGGTGTTGTTTGAGGAGTTCAACGTATATATCACGCTCCCAAGGGATCATGCTTTCAATCTCCGTTAAGCTGTATTTATGGTACTGCATCAATGCGAAATTGATCCTGAAGTAAGACTCCAGATTCATATAACACATTGCTACGCGAAAAAACTTGACAATCCCTCCAAAGTAACAGTACTTTTCTTCTTAGTCTTAGGATTAGTTACGTTAACATCATAAGAAAGTTTAGGCATTGTCTCAAAGAACTGCTCAATCTCTTGGAACTGATTAGAACTCAACTGCTCTAGGAACTCTTGCAATTCTTTCTTACTAGACTCAGAAGCAGGCCATGCTTCCTCTTCGCTGTAGATAGTATCAATACAAGATGCAATTAAATCAAATGATTGTTCAAGTTGAGAACCCTTAGTCTCATCAATATCAAAATTACTTTGAATGAACTGATCAAGAGAAGGATACTTCATCTTCATCGATAGTTCATCATCCAACTTAATAGTATTATAATGATCTTTATTCTTCTCTACTTGTATATCATCAATAGGAATTTTAAGTTCAACAGTAGTCCTCTCATCATCAGGACAAGTAACAGTAACATCAACTTCCTCACCAACAGACTTACCTCTGATATTAAGGAACAAATATTCTATATCAAATGTAGGAAGTTTCGCTACATTAATCTTTGTTTTAATACAAGACTTAAGAACTTCTTTGATTGCTCTGGTGATACTCTTAGTATCATCACTCTCCATTGCAAGTACAAGGAGTTTCTCTTCTCTAACAAGAAAAGGTCTATACTCTATTGTCTCTCCTGTTGATGGCAATTCCAACTCATATGTTGGCGTAGCAATTTTTGGTAAAGGCATTACAAAAATAATATTGTGTTTTATTTATAGAGATTTATAGAGGTAATTCTGATTGAGTACCTGATGATCTTGCTCGTAATCGTTGTGCATTTAAATCAGCAAGATCAGTAGATTTTCCACCACCACTTAAGGCAGAAGGATTATAGTCACCACCACCCATAGTTGCTTGAGATGGTAGTACAGGTTCTCCAGTTGGTTGATTAAACATCTGACTAATTCCTTTAGCTCTTTTGGAGCTAAAGCCTTGAGCTCTACCCATACGATCAGAAGCCAAAAGAGCACCATCACTTAGAACACCAGGAATAATACCATTATCACTTGGATTAACAGATGGATTATCTCTTCCAACATCTTTCAATGGTTCCCCACCACCAAGAACAGGGGGCCCACCACCAGTACCACCAGCTCCACCTCCTACAGTAGATGTTCTATCAGTGATATACCTATCGTATGCAAATGTCACAGTGAACTCAAGATTTTGTGAAGAATCATAAGAAACTTGAGTTGAAGATATATTCTGAGGGAATGCATTAACAAATGTATAAGTTATTCCAGCAGTTTCTGAATACGGTGCGTAATGTATCCTGTCATTTTTATTAAACTTCCCAATATAAAGATTAGTACGATAATCTTCTGGATAATTTGCTTTATAATAATTATTAATACTCATTACATTATCACCTTTCATAGGCATAATAAATTCCATCCATGCCTCAAAGTTATATAACATTTCATATTGACTATCGATATAAAATGTTAAATCAATCGTGTTATCAAACTGCCTTTTATAAACACTCTTCTGTGTAATTCCATAAAAATCATGAGCAACATCATGAGTAGCAAGAGATGAACCTGGTAAAGAGGTTGCTTTACATAAAACACTTCCCTCATTCCACACAAGTCCAGGACGACTCCCCATCTTAGAAGGCCAACCCCAATGTGCTCGATACTGACTGCTCTGAGCAATGTTTCCAAACTTACTCAGAAAAGATGACGTAGTATATTTCGTTCCTGGTATGTTGCCAGCCATCTAAATACGATATGGTGTTTCTATATACTATGTATGTCTTATAAAGGTAGATTTATACCAACTAAACCAAATAAGTACAAAGGAGACATAAGAAACATTATTTATAGGTCCCTTTGGGAACTAAAATTTATGAAATGGTGCGATCGTAATGTAAATATACTTGAATGGGGAAGCGAAGAGTTCTTTATACCTTACAAATCTCCTATAGATAATAGAGTTCACCGTTACTTCCCTGACTTCTATATGAAAGTTCAAGAAAGTAATGGTAAATTGAAAAGATATGTGATTGAAGTTAAACCAAAAAGACAATGCTCTCCTCCTGTAAAAGGAAGGAAACAAAAAAGAACCTTCATCCGTGAAGTAGCAGAGTATGCTAAGAACCAAGCGAAGTGGAAAGCAGCAAAGTCTTTCTGTGAAGATAGACAACTCACCTTTAAGGTAGTCACTGAAAAAGAACTAGGTCTATGACTAATAGTTTAATCAAACCATATACCAATAGAGTAGCTGGACTATTAGAAACTCTAATAGGAACAGAGGAACCTGATGATATGATGCTAGAAATTATGGATCGTCTAAGTGATACTGTAACACCTATACCTGACCTAGGAAACTATTATACATTTGTCTATCAAGCAATTACTCCTAACGAAACATATGATGTCCATCCTTTGATTGCTGCTACAGAGTACCATCAATTTGGATTCAAAGGATTCAGTTATCATTGGAATAGAATGAGAAACTACAACTTCAGTGGGGTAGTAGGACAATTATATCTGGTAACTCCAGATGAAATAGATGAATTAAGAACTATTCCTTATCAAAAATTTGTTCTAAATAACTAAAAAGATATTATAGTGGCAGAAACTACAAGCAGTTTACTACTTAATAGGGATAGTAAAAGGACCACTAGAGGTAAAGTAGTCTTTGATCCTGAGAATCCTAATGCGCCTGTAACATTAACTGTAACAGATACAGTTCCTAAGGTAGGTAGTAAGGGCATGGGACAAAGTACTGTCACTACCTATACTCAAGGTAGTGATGGATTATTCAGAGATAGTAGTGGAGAAACGTGGATAGGTGATTATAGTGGTGAAGGTGGTAAAGTCAGAGCAGAAATGGGGAAGAAGATAAATGAGAGTAACGCAGATAATCAAACAAAAGAAGACTGGGGAACTAATGCAACTGGAATAGATAAACAAGATGAAGGAGACGCTGGTGGTGCTGATGGAAACGATAAAGGCCTTCCGACAGTAGACAAATTTGGCATTCCAACATCAGCTGCATCAAGGAATTTTGGTAGCCGAAGATATCCAAAACAACGACTAGATGGACAGGATTATTGTAAGATTACTCAATACAAATACGTTCCTGGTCAATTCAAAACAGGAAAGGCAGGACGTCCTAGTGAGAGAATGTCACAATCAATGGGGAATGTTATCCTTCCTATTCCACCAGGACTATCAGATGGTAACCAAGTATCCTGGGCTAATCATGACATGAACAACCTGCAAATGGCAGGTGGAACTAAAGCAATGGAATTAATGAGTAGTAATAACATAGCAGATAAATCAGGTGAAGCACTAAAAGAACTGATTGATGAAGCGAAGAATACTCCTGGACTTGCCAATTTGGCAAAAGTATGGGCAATGAGTAACCTACCAGGATTAGGTGGTGCTAGTGTGAATCAACTACTTGCTCGTGGTTCAGGAGCAATAATCAATCCTAATTCAGAACTACTATTTGGTGGTCCACAAATTCGTTCATTCAACTACTCATTTAGAATGACACCTCGTAATAAGGAGGAATCAACAGAATGCCAAGAGATAATCAGATTCTTTAAGCAGGGAATGGCAGTTCAAGAATCAACTGGTGGTGGTACGTTCTTAGTCTCACCAAATGTTTTCCATGTTCAGTTTTTTAATGATAAAGGTGCAGAACATCCATTCATAGGTAAATTAAAGAAAGCAGCATGTACTGGATTTACTGTTAACTATGTACCAGATGGAACTTATATGACATTACCTGATAGTTCTATGACTGCATATGAAATTGGAATAAGTCTAATGGAACTCGAACCAATTTACGAATCAGATTATGACGAAGCAAGTACCGTAGGATTCTAACATGTCAAATTATTTCCGCACCCTACCCAACTTTGAATACATCTCTCGTATTAATGAGAGAAAATCTAATAGTGACTATCTTACTGTCAAGAATCTTTTCCGCCGTGCAATCATACGTGAAGATATCTTTACTGACTTCATGGCATTCACCAAATATAAAATTATAGGTGATCAACGTCCAGATGAAGTTGCATTTAATGTATATGGTGACTCAGATTTAGACTGGGTAGTTCTTGCTGCAAATAATATTGTGCATGTAAGAGACGAATGGCCTCTAACACAAAATGATTTTCACAACTATCTTATAGACAAGTATGGTTCAGAAACAGCATATTATGAAATAAAACATTACGAGACGGAAGAAATAAAAGATTCAAAGGGTAAAATTTTTGTGCCAAAAGGTATGATTGTGGACTCCACTTTCAAAACATCATTCTTGGATAGTGGTACCAATAGATATATTGAAGTAAGTCCCGTTAACGGTATAACTTATCTTAAATATGAAGAAAGACTGCAAGATGATAAAAGAAATATCAACATCTTGCAGTCTAAGTATCTTCCGATGATTTTAGATGAATTCGAATCCGTACTCAACTATGAACGTTCAACGGAATATATTAATACAAAATTAAAGAGAGGAAGTAATCCTAATCTAGGTTAACTCTCAGCAAGTTTCTGAAAGTAACTAAGAGCATCATCTTCATCAGCATCAACTGTAGTTGCTTCTGCAACTTGTTTTACTGCGGCACCACGGCCTTCACTCTCGTCCTCTAGTTCTTCATCGAACCTAGGAGCTTGTGCTTTTTTCTGTCCAAGCACGGACTTAAGACGCCTTTCTAGGTCGTCATAACTTTTGAAGTTAGATTGGGCAGTAAAGTCTGCCAATGAGTATTCTTTTTTCCAGACTGCTTCGAGAGCGTCGTCATCATCAAGCAGAGGTGCAGGAGCATCAAACTCTGACTTGTCATAATTCCAGTAACCATCCACCTTGCGTATCTTAAGCTTGAAGTTTGCTCCTTGCCAGAAATCAAAGGGATTAATGGGTGTTTCATCTTCAAACTCCGGTTGCATTGCGGCGGTTAACTTATCGAAAATCTTCTTCCCGAACTTGAACAGGAAGACTCCTCCTTCATTGTGGGGATTAACTGGATCCTTTACGACATAGATGTTACTGTAGTAAGAAAGCTTACGCTTCTGTCTACGTACAACATCCTTGTCAGAATCGTTACCACTATTCCACAACTCACGATTGTACTCAGACACTGGGTCCTTGCCACCAATCGTGGTAAGAGAGTTCTCGATGTACCATCCTCCAGGACCTTGGAAAGCATGTGAATATACTTTTGCCCAAGGTAAATCCTCACCGTCAGGTGCAGGAAGGAACCGGACTACTGCGTAACCATTACCGGTTTTATCCAGCTCTGGTTTCCAGAGACGCTCATCAGCACCACCTCTGGTGGTACTTGTCTTCTCAATCTCCTTAACTAATTTGGAAGTGAGCGAACCAAGAGAAGACTGTTTCTTTAGACTTGAAAAGGACATAGATTTGGCCTGTTTGTTTAGATTTGGCTTGTGTGTACCTGTTAATTATAATATCAACGAGAACGATTGTCAACCTGCTGTCGCATAACGTCAATCATCTTCTCCATATTTTTGAAGACGGTTGCCATATCAACATCTTTGGGCATGCCCATCATCACAGCAGACTGTTGAATGTTCTCCTTCATCTGTTTTGCTTGAGGATCATCTGATAAACTCATACGAGTATAGAGAACCCTCTGCTTATCAAGAAGTTCTAAAAGTGCTTCAATATGGTCTGCTTGTTCTTCTGCGTCCATTTGAGGGAAATTAAAGACGCTTCCATAAATCTCCTCTTGGAGTTCTTGGATGTCTGTCATCTCCTTACGAACAACTTCTGAATCAAAGAAACTCATAGTACAATTTCCTTAAGAACTTTTTTATAACGTGGTACATTAATATTTAGGAAGGGTGTGTACTTTTTTATCCGTCTGCTGACGGTTTGCCACACTGGATCCTGCAACTTCTTATCAAAGTTTTTAACGTACCCAAATATTCTATCACATATTACCAAAGTTTCCAAGGTAGTGTATCCACCCAAGTAACTTCTTAATATATGAGGATGTCCCTTACTACAATCAAACACCTCATCAACCTTCCTATCAAAGAGTTTATCTACATCTTCCTTAAAAACATAAGACAATGACTGTACCTTCTTCTGCCACTGTGTATAGTTCTTATCTCCTTCCTGTATTATCTCTCCTATCCATAATGTCTCTGGATCTTTACACGTTACAAAGTTTGCTAGGAAGTAATCCTCTATCTCTTTATCTGGACGTTGGCGAGACATCTTCTCAAAGAAGTACCTATCCTTACGCTTATGAAATGCACTTAAGGTAGCACGAGAACGACCACAGTACTTGTGGTAATCATACTTATCCTTGGTGAAGTGTTGCTTCATAGCCAGATAAGTCGTATAACAATTGAATGGCATCACCTGCCTTCTCTGGATTTGTTTCTAATTGTAATGTGGTTTCCTTCTATTGCAATCTGTAAGTAATCTCTATGGTCCCAATCAAGTTCTTCATATAATGCATCAAGTTTCTTCATGTCATCCCACAAATCTGTTGGAGTTGGTTCACCCCAGAAAGGATTTTCGTCAGGGTTCATAGTGGTAACTTTGCTCTTGAGGTTCTCTTTAAAAAGTTTAATTCCTGTGCGTTGTACTTTAATTTCTCCTTAAGGGGCTTTGATAATAATTTAGGTACAGATTCAAGTTCAATACTATTTTCTTCACAATACACAATGATTGCTTCAATATAATTTAGTTCATTATTCTCATGCACAATCTTTTCTATATCCTGTGCAAATTTGGATGGACAAAGAAACTTCTTCTCCAACACTTCGTTTAGTTCTTTATCCATTACCATTAGATTTGAGATTAGAGGAGACAAATTTCTTTATATACCTTACTAATAACTTAATATACTCGTCTTTGTTCCTTTTGTCAAATACCTTTACGTCTCCACCTGGAGTTACCATTAATGTTATAAGTTTTTTAACAGGGATACCAGTCAATTCATAGTACATACATGCGTATGCAGTTTCCTGTACAAAGTAGTTCTCTAACCACTTCTCTGGTTTGATTTTCTCAGAAGTCTTGAAGTCTATTACTGCAAGTTCTCCCTCATACTCAGCAATGCAATCAACACGACCAGCAAGGCCAAGATACTCTGAGTAGAGAGTCCTTTCGATTGCATGAACATTCTGAATCTGGTTGAGATAAGGTTTAACATGATGAAACATAAATTGAGTAGCAGGAAGGAAGTTATTCCAATCCAGTTCTTTATTCTCTAGGTAGGCTTGCGCCGCTTCGTGAAAATCAGTACCACGTGTCGTTGCCTTTTTGGTAATGCGGTTCGCTTCCTCATCTCCAATCTTCTTCCTCCAGTCAAGGAAAATTTGTCGATTATAGAAACTAGTAACGCTAGTGATTGAAGGAACCCAATCGCCATTTGGGCATTGATAGAGTCTACAACCTGGCGTCTCACGTTTTTCAAGTTCAATGTCACCGAGGAAATTATGATGAATAAATGTCATAGCATGCCTAATGAATGCTTGGCAAGGATGTATTCCTTAACCAATCCAGAACGAACGATGTCATCAATAGTAAACTCGATTGACTCAAATGATTCCATCATAGAAATCACTTTCATAAAGTCACCAAGTCCAGCACGTTCGGAGGTGTTGCGAAGATCAGTTTGAACTCCGTCACCACAGAAGATAATCTTTGAATTATCTCCTACTCTTGTTATTATACTATCTAACTCATGAAAATTCAAGTTCTGACATTCATCAACTATAACAATTGCATTGTCAAGGGTAGTACCACGTATGAATGAAGTGCTCCAGAAAGAAATAGTTTCCTGTTCCTTTAACTTACCATACAATAATTCAAAGTCAGTGTCCGTTGGCATCTCGAACATGTACTTCACCATCTTCTTGTATGGTACCTGAAAAAGATAAGACTTATCCTCATGGTCTCCTGGAAGAAAACCAATCTCACGTGTAGAAACAAGAGAACGAACGATATAAATCTTTTCGTATGGTGTTTCTAAATCAAGTACTTCTTTAAGTGCTTTGTATAATGCAATGAATGTTTTACCTGTACCGGCACATCCAAAGGCAAGCAAATGTTTACCTTCATCATAAGCTTTGTAAAACTTCTCCTGATTATCAGTAAGAGGATCTATGTCTACAAGGAGATCTGAATTGATAGGTTTCTTCCGTCTCATTTGTTTTGCCGTCAGTCCTACTCCAATTGGATCGTCAGTCTTTTTCTTACGTGGCATACTTAACTATAGTCTCGGTTTTTACGAACAGTAGCACCAGGTTGTCTGGAAGCTCTATCTAGTATCTCATTCCATCCACTAGAATTTGCTTCTCCTTTCATATGCATTTCACCAACCTCACCGACTCCAGCAACACCTGCTGCCCAGTCTTTATCCCAATCGGGATTTTCTTTTCTCCATTGGTCATATGCAATCATAGACATAGAAAGTTCTTTTTTCTCTCCAGTCTCTTTGTGTTTTACAGGATAAGTTGGCATGATAAGATAATGTGTAGTTTTATTTAGACCCAAGCAAGTGCTTCTGCCACTACTGGGAACTGTTCTGAGAAGATTCTCTTGCATTCATTGGCAATATCCATATGTTCTTTCTGGGTTCCATGCCCAGAACGAAGTTGAATATAATGTATCCAAGAACGACATGAACCTGTCATATAAAGTCTTGTGGGTGTAGCAAGTGGGAGTACGAAACGGGCGCACTCTTTTGCAATACCATCTGCTAGCATTTCTTCATATATCTTTGTTGCTTCCTCAAAATGACTCATCATCTTGACGTAATACTTAGTCCTTAAAGGAGCCTCTAAATCATCAGTACTGTTCTGTCTATTCTTAGTATCCTGACGACGCAAAGCAGGTATAGGAATGATTCCCAATTGAGTGCTATCTGCATACCTCTGTGAGAACTCCTGGTAAGTGAATGAACGATGTCTTAATATCTGTGCTGCTAATCCTCTGGTAGTTTCAATCTCCAGAGTCATATGTGCCTGCTCAAATACGGACCAATGCCCGTGCTTTATGCAGTAACCTAACAAACCACTTACCTTTGGATTGTCTTGGTTCTTGGGATTGCTCACTCTCGCTACGTACCCCATCAGTTTCTCTGCTTCCGGAGTCGAGCTTACCAACTTCACGTTCATGCTGTTTCTTTTCAAGTTTGAGTCGTTTTTTAACTATTTTAGCATACTTTATCTCCTGATCTGTATACCATTCAGGATGTTTTTTTGCCCTCTTTATTATAAGTTTTGCTGCTTTCTTGTCCTTCATCAATAAGTCTGTTCCCGTAATACGCTTTAAAATACGAGACTAAACCAGAAGTAGTTACCTGTTTTTCACACCAATCTTCCGCACATTCATAGATGGCTCTAGGCGAATGAGTTCTTCCAAAATTTTTAAGTAGAATGCCTAATGTCTGTTCCCTAATCGGGGTATCCATCGTCGTCATCCCATGCTTCATCATAGTCTTTAGGTGGTGCGGAGAATGCATCTGAGTTGCGATAAGCATCTACGTCAGAGTACACCTCTACCTCTAGTGCCTCCACTAGAGATTTCATATTCCTGACTATTAGTTTTAGTCTCTCTCTGTCCATAGAGTATTTATCACTGACTAATCATAGCATGAAAAAGGAGGGGAATCAACCCCTCCTAATTACGTATCTGTAAGTCAATCACTTACCTTGCACATACAGTTTTCTCTTCTGTATGCTTAATGCCTCTGTAGGTTAGTTCAGAGACTTGCTTCTGACAGGACTTGC